CCTAAATTATCATAATGAGTAAAAAAGATACGAGCAGCTCGACACCTGATGTCATGTGAATTCTACCGATATCACCGGACCTCTCGACCTGGATCGTCGCTCATCATCAGTCGTCGGAGGACTCTTGCCCATCCATCTCTATCCATCGGCCATTCCATCCTATCATCGTACAACGGCTCTCCATCCATCAATCTCTTACTCAGGTTTCGGCCATCCATAAATAATAGCTGCCCTGACGAAGGATGATGAACCAAGTTCCAAACGCATCCACCAACAGAGGTTCTTGAGGTCTGCCATGCTATTTGATGAGGACGCCACTTGGGGAACTTCTTGTCAGACTTTGTCGCAAGTATCTTTAACTCTACCCAGAAGTCCTTGCCATTCAAGCAACCATTGACATCCGGCACTCCTGGACTTGCCCATGACTCCATTCTAGTCCAGTGTACCCCAAGGGGTCTGGTTCCATCACGTAAGGCTTTCCAAAGTTTAGACTCAGGGTTCTTTGCCATCAGGTAAAACCTCCAGTTTGTCCATCTCTATGACAGGGCTGGTCGCTTCTACCAATGCTGGGTAGTCTTGCTGTATCCGCTTAATTTCGGTAAGCACTTCTTCTTTACTCATTTGGTCTATCTTACCATGCAGTATTTCTTTACGGTCAATGTAAAGACCCGCCGCTGAACCTCTTGCTTTTTCAGCTGAGACGGCTGCGGCATAGTTTCCATTCTGCATGGCTACATCACGGAGTTGTGCTAACTTCTGTACATGGCTTTCAAAAGTCACCTCGTACTTATGCTGTAGCTCTTTCTTTATTTCGTACACCCTATTCAAAACCTGAGGGTAGTTACGTCCGTTCAACATATGGCTTGCGATAGAGTGTGCATTGGATTCAGCGTACCCTGCCCTGAGTGCTGCTTCCGTCTGCGTAACTTCTTCTGTTGCATAGATCATTGCAAACTTTTCCTGCATGGGTGTCAGCCCTTTTTCCACCCGAGGATTAGCCACAATGTCCAAACTTTTTTTATGAGTAACCTTTGCCTTTGCCATAAGACTCATACTACTTTTCTATAATAGGAAGGTAAATAGAAATCGAGTCATTTCAAAAAACCAACGGCTGAAACTCGCGTAGCTGTCTAAAGTTTAGACTACAATATATGATTTAGAGGTATAACTCTTTGATATGTTTGTATACCCAGATAACGTATATTTGAATATCGGATAGAGTACAATACCCCATATTTCATTTTCGGTACTATATGTAAAAGTGCCAGAATATCAGAGAGCCACGGTTATTAGACCGTGACCCTTGACCTTTGTATTATTGTTAGATAAAGAGAATTACCAGTAAAACAGGTATCATATCCCAGAGAAGATCCATAGCTACCACCAGCAAGAGTAAACGATTTGTTTACCCTCCTTGATGGCAGATTTTGCTGCCTTTATAAAAGCTAAATCTTCTTCTTTATACACTTGGCAGGAATCTTCTTGGAATTGGTGACCGTAGAAAAAACCGCCTTCACAGACATTTTCTTCATAGCCATTATGCCAAGCTCCTTCCAGTTTATTTAAGTCGGCTAGTGTAAGCTCCAAATCATTACAATTTAGCTCTACGGCTGGTCGGCCAGTTTTGGCAACCCACAATTCCTCCATAAAGTCTTGGAGCCGAGCATGTTTACGCCAGTAAAAATCTTGCTCTGTGGTTTTTATTTTAGCATCCACATGAATATGTGCGTATTGGTCAAGTCCCATTGTTAGCCTCCTTCTGCTCTAGCGCACATTCAAGACAACAAGTAGGTTCCTCAAATGCTTCAGTTAAATATGCACATTCATCACAACCATCAATTGGTAAAAGATCTTCCATTGTACCCTCCAGTTAAGATTGAGCAGCCACGCTGCCTATAATTATATAATAAAGCGTGATGCCACATGAAGTAGTATTAAGTACTCCATGTGACTATTTTGTTTAACCGAGTATCCACAGAACTATGAGCGCACATACTGCACCTAAAATGCCAAGTATTATCATGCCGCCCAACGGTCAGCTTGTAGAGCTAAGATATAATCATAGATAGCTTGTTGGCTGTCATCATCTTGAGCATAGATAATTTTGCGGCAAGTTTCAATGCCATGCCCATCAAACTGCACATTAGTCAGCAAATAATGTATATGTTGACCAAGTTCCTGAGGGATATAAACTGTAGTGATGGCAATAAACTGGTCATCACTGATATCTATGGTGAGGACATTTTCATTGAGGACAGGATCGCTGAAAAACTTACCATCAGCGAGGACTTTTACACTTTGAAGAAATGTAGCCATTGCTACCTCCTTTTGTTGATGTAACCCTTATTGGCTACCCTTATATAATAAGGTGTGATAGGTATAAGTGTGTCTTTTATGTTCATCGCGATAAAAATGACGGCCACCGGAGTGACCGCCAAGTTAAGGGAGGATATACACAAGAGTTCTTTCTTGTACCTTTATCATTATATATCTTATTGATTGATGCAAGGGTTAATCCGTTCCATCAATTTATTCATAACATTATCGGCACGTTCAGCTGTTGCTCCATCTATCCATTCTTCTATTTCATCAGGATCCATCCCTGCTTTAGAAAGTTCCATGGCGCATTGTCGGGCATCCGTATCACCTTCTAAAAAGTGATATTGTGCTTCTTCTTGCATTTCCATCATCATTGCTTTGACTTTACCCATGTTCTTTCTCCCACCGTATTTCCCGCTCAGCTACATCTTCAGCGGTTGATATTGCACCAGCTATAGCCATCCATCCATCATCACTTCTATTACCCAGCCCATATGCATCCTTTGAACTAGAATCATGGCAGATAGTATATAGCTCAGTTAGCTTTTCAAGCACCTGTTGTTTAGTCACCCCTATACTCCTTCATCCATGTATTAAGAATATCGGTTGCGAGATGTTTGGTTATATCAAACTCTTGCATAAGGTAGATAGTAGCCCCGAACATATTGGTTTCACCACTATCCCGTAATTCATCAAGGAATTGTTTGTATGAATCACTCAACCCACCAGAGCTACCCATTAGTATTCACTCGGTAGCATAAGTAAGCCCTCCGAAAGGTAGAACTTGAAACCAGAGTTAGGTGGCAGGTCTGTATACTCAATTACCCGAGTATGCAGTATTTTGGGACCATCACCTTTATCACCATCTGTACCTACAATGATGGCACTATTAGTATCATCCACAGTTACTTGAATGAAGATAATATAATCCTCTTCACTTAGCAGTGGTAGGAACTCAGTAGCTATAATATCCATAAACCAGTAAGCACCCATCCTTTCAGCGAAGGCTTTAGTACCATCTGTAAGCCGTAGCTCAGGGGTCATAGGTAGTTGATGGGAATATTGATTTAGGCTACCAGTGAAGGCAGTAAAATCAAAGATTAAATCTTTTGCGTTATTCATTTAGCTCTCCAATCCGTATAAAATGTTATGGATAAAAGCTGGCTTACTCTTATCAAGTTTAAGTTTATTACCATCCCAATCATAATAGCCATGGATGGTGGGCATTTTACCAGATGCCCCTTTGATAACCACCACTTCCCTGATGTTTGTTTCATCATGGTGTGTGAACAATCCTGCATCAAATGCTTTACGGAGATACCGACTTATGTCAGAGATCCGTGAGTAAATAGGCGTTAGCCATTGACCCTGACTGCCATGCATATATATCTGTGCGCTGTATCGTGCCATACTAAACTCCTTTCTGCGAGTTAAGGTTATAGTTTAATAATAAAGCCTGAGGCATTGAAAACAACTAATAAATACTCAAAGTAATCGGTTAGGTGTTCCATAGATTTGCAGCCAATGATTTAAGGTAGACACTGCTTTTGACACACTCCATCATGCTAAACATCAAGGGTCATAATGGGTGGGCATCCATGGCTTTGTATTACACGATAATCCTATGTCACTAAAATATATCGCTAGGACGTCGACAAACCTAATACACGTCGCCCTTGAAAGGT